AGGCTGTGCTAGGTTGTGGGTCTACCCATAATGCCCAGCGGTTATCCGCATCTGGATCACGCATGATAGTCCATGCCCACGTCTGACCCGAATAGTCAAGGAATCTATCTCGCTGTAACCATTCCGTAGGGGTAATGTAATAGGTTATCCACGAGGTTTTTTCCACAGCCACATCAAAAATGCGCCATAAATCAGATGGAAGAGGATATACACTACGAGACGACTCATAAGCTGTTGATGCCGCAACATCAGCTCCAGGATTAAAATCAGTACCCAGCGTGATGATGGTGTCAGATACACGGGTATCTATTGGGTACACAACATCACCAAAACGAATACGACCCTCTGCTGCCCATGTAGGCCATGTACCGCCAGACAATGTTATCTGACGCTCGTTAGCTCCACCGGTATGGTCGTAAGCAATTGTTCCGGTTGAATATGCAGCATCAAGATTAACACGACCTTCTGTCATGAAGTAATCCCACTCTGCGGCCATAGACACATCACGATACGCACCAAGAATTGCTTCTCGGTATAGTCGCATATCTTTAGTACGAGCTCCACCATCGGTCAAAGCTGTAATGTAATCTAATAAATCGTGATACGTTAATACGCCGTCATCTACTGCCATTGTTTTATTCCTAAGCTATTGGCCCCATTGGTGGTCCGCCCATTGGAGGCATCGGTGGTCCCTGCGGTCCCATCGGTGGCATACCAGGCATACCAGCCATTCCTCCCATTGGAGGCAACGGTGGTGGAGGAGGAAGAGTCATGCCAGTCGGTCCTTTCATGTCAGGCATCATGGCAATTTTAGCTGACTCACTTTTAACTCCTGTGCGAGTGTCTATCTCTAATTTCTGCTGCTCCAAAATGTCTCGAAGAAGTATCATCTTCTCCATCACTTCTTCTGGATTAGGCCCGCCTGGTTGATTCATTCCTTGTGGCGGCATACCCATTGGTGGCATCCCTTGTGGTGGTCCACCCATCGGCGGCCCCTGTGGTGGCATACCTCCACCTATCGCTGGGTCATTCATCATTTCTTCAAACGCCATCTTAAACTCTCCCTCTTTCTTGTGTTCTAACTATATTAGCTAATCCATCTTGTGTTTGCCCTCTGTTTCGTCTCTTGTGTTTGCGTATAGCGTTTTCTGCCCGCTGGGCACTTCTAAATTCCGCAGCACTATATGCTCCAGGATGGCCAATAATATGCTTGCGGGTTTCTGGCTTGCCCATGCCCTGTTTATTTGCTGCATCCGTACTTAATCCCTTAAAGGGATAATCCATTGGTGTGAAGTACTCTGGCATTATTTAAGGTTCTCCTTCGAATGTTTCTTAACAACCTTAGCTCGGAGTTCCTTCATGGCTTTCTTGTTATGCTTAATGTCTGGGTCTTTAGCAACTGCCTCTTGCATGAACCTGCCAACCACATCCTCTGCCATTCGTTTCTTTTCAAACTTTTGCTCCGGTGCTTGGTAATCCACTGCACCTTCACAGCTGTATCCTTTTTCTTTACACACAGCTTTAACATCGTCCATTGTGGATACCCATGCCATTTGATCATCGGGCTTACCTAATCCACCGATATACTTTTTGCCCTGTGTACTGACACCAGCCTTATGTGCTTTTTCAAATAACAGCTTTCGGTTCTCAGGATTCATGTCACCTGCCCAATCATGCATGCCTTCTAAAAATGCCCGCTCAGTTCCCTTAGTTCCTGCTGGGGACTGTAATGCTAACATAGCTGCAAATCCTGGGTTGTTCCCCTCTTCGATTAACTTTTCATAGAACGCTAATCGTGTGGGACCCGCTACTTCACATTGCTTCTTGTATAGTTCGTAAGACATTATCGTTCCTGATTCTTAGCTCGCATAAATTCCAATTCCATTTGCTTCTTCTGTTTGTCTATCTCCAGCAGTTCTCGCTTAGACTGAATATCCAGTTGCTTACCTTGGAGGTCCATCTGCTTGCCCTGCATGTCTAGCTGTTTAAGCTGCATCTCAAACTGTTGAGCTTGCTGCTCAGCTTGTTGTTGTGCCTGAGCCTCCTGCTGTTCAGCTTGTTGCTGTTGTTGTTGCTGTTGCTGTGCTGGGTCTGGTTGCTGCTTAGCTTTTTCCTTCTCCACATCAAGTATGTATCGAGTCGGGTCTAAGTCATTTGCCTTTGCCCAGTCTTCAATCAAAGCGTTGTATGGACCTGTCATCCCCATGCCTGCAAACTGTTGCAACTGAGGCATAGCAATCTGAGCAAACTCGTTAAGCTGTCGTACACGATTCACCTTGTTAGGCTTACGTGCTGAGCCAGCTTCTACACGATAATCAAAATCACGAACAACTCTTTCAAATCGCTGCTTTTTAATCTGCTTCGTCCAAATAATAGAAGCGGTGCTACCGAGGACAGGACCGACATCGTCTGCTGTGAGAGCCCATTCAGCGGCTTCCATCTCCTTCATCAGGCATTCACTTAGCCAATCCTCGACCTGGCTGCTCATGTCGTCGGGACGAATGGAAACATTCTGATTTCGAATCTCTGCCTCGGATGCACTCCTAATTTGTGTAGGACCAGATAGTCCGTACATTAATTCTGTGAGTCCAGTCCGTTTATCAATCAATTGTAGAACCTGTGAAACCATGTTCCAAATATCTACATTGAATTGTGGGGCATCGAGAAACGTAATTACGTCCTTAATACTCTTGCCAAATAGATCACTCAATTCAATATGAGTGTACGGCCCTAGCCCTGATTTGATTTGGTCTTGTATCTCAGCTCCAGCTGCTTTAGCAATGGCCACATACGTTGTGCTAGATGCTGCAACCTTGTCTGCTAAAAATGACATGCACCAATTAACAAATCGGAGTTCACCGATTGCTGGCTTAATCAAAGAGATTGGCCATACTTCCTTCGGCTTGTTATGGAAGTGTAACCGTGAAAATGGCCAGCCACCGTCTGTCCAATATGGAATAGGCCATTGAACCTGCATAAACGCCTCATCAAATGACTTTGTTTCCATGTCCGAGGAAGGAAAGTTTAGAGGATAAGGAACATCTGCACAAACAGCAATGTAGCAAAAGTCACCAAACTGTTCCCATTCATACGTACTGCTACTCTTCTGGTTGCCTTTGAGCTTTAACTTGTCACCAAACCCACACTTGGAATAGACTTCCCAGTATTCAATAAGGTCGTGAGTTTTCCCTGTTCGTTTTTCTTCCGATGACTTACTGCGTCCACCTGCATAGGTTTCGCCCTGTGAACTAAGGGATTCCATATTCCCAATCAGTTCTCCTTGAAGATCAAACTTTTTGTCTACCTTCCACACGGGATGAACTCGACGACGAGCAACCCATGTAATGTCTTCCCAGTATTCTGCATCTGGGTCAATCACTAAGTCATCAACAGAACCATAAGTGCTTAACGGGTGCTTTAAAGAAGAACCATCTGGCTGATGCAAGTCTGTCCACAATAAGGACATTCCTTTTACAATCGCCTCTGTTACAGCACGACGACATTGAACCTTCTTGTTTGTTTCTTGTTGTAACCAGTTAAGATAATGGCTCTTAACACTAGCATGAGTTCTTTTTATCTCAGATATAGTTTCCTTCTGCTCTTCATACTTTTCCAAATAAGGAGCTAACGCAGGGTCATCAATAGTAATACCGAGGGCTTGAGGGGCAATATCCGGCTCCATGCGAGGAGTAACTTGCACTGTCGGATTTCGATGGTACAACACGGGGCCGAATAATGCCACGGCCTCAAACACTCTGTTCACTGTCATTCGAAAAGTAGGCATTGCTCCCTGAGCATTCTTGTCTAAGAATCCCCCGTCGGCTTTTGCGTATTCACCCTTCCACATCCAATCATGAGAGCCATCAAAGAATCGCATAGCTTCGTCAGCGTACTGACCAAACTTCTCCTTCTTTACCTTCTTGGCATCCTTGATTTTCTGCATCCATTGTTTGCAGATGGATGACATCGGGTGAGATGCATTATCCGTCGTATCTAGCATTACCTATTTTCCTTTTAACTTAGAACCGCGACTTTTTCTTCTAGCCATTGTCGCTTAGGATTGCCTTTGAACTCAATACCTAGTTCTAACGCCTGTTCACGTAGACTCTTATAGCTGACTTCTTGAGGTTCAGCAGGTTTTTTTTCTGCCTTCTCTTCAGTCGGCCCACTAAGACCCATAACCTCTTCAATTCGGTTAAGCCTCTTAGCCAAAGCCTTTGCTGACATCAGTGCATCTTTGTGGTATTCTGTGAAATCCCACGCACCGTTTTCTCTATGGTCAGAGTTAATCTTTAGTTTAGGGTCATCTATGTGTCTTACTGACTCATAGTAACCACCGCCTGCGGCACGAAGCACTAAGTTTCGACCTGACCGTGACATACGCACGACAAAGCCTATCCGTGGCTCCGTACCCTCTACCATTCCAGTTGCATAGAAGGTTACCGGTGTTCCGATAACTACTTCTGGCATCTCGAATGTTTCTGTATTGGATACAGTCATTTTCAATCTCCCGAAGGACCAAGGTTAATGTAAGAGTGGAACTGACCACTCTCTACTCTTTTGTTAATGCTCCTTTGTTCTGACCGAGCATTTCTGTCTTTTATTATTCTACCAGCAATAGATAATCTTTTAATCCCGTTTTCCGGTTTTACGTAAGGTAATCCATGAGCTGCTGCATACTCACAGGTTTCAATTGCATGGCAATTACCCCTACGATTTCCGTCATCCGTAACAAACCCGTTGATGATTTTCTTTTTAAACCTAAAGAATTCTCTGATAAGGTTGGGACACCTTTGCAGAGTTATCATCATCTTCGTTGATCCATCCTGCCTCACGCTAAGCCAGTCTCGAAGTTTCATCTCTCTTCCGGCAATGTCATCACTACCAGAACGAAAGTTAGACCCAGTTTCTATGCTTCGCACTGCATGTTTTTCTAATTGTAAACTGTACTGTCGCCTAGGTAGAACACCACTTCCTATTTCTCTAATTCTACCACCATGAGCATCAATTATAAATGATTGGAATGTGTCGCCGCCAATCTTATGTGCCACAGCTTCACCAAACTTTTCTGCGGTACACTGTTGTAAATATAGCTCATCATATGCAATAACGTGATCGCCTAGTTCTGGCGGAGTTACTGCCCAAAACGTGACAGCACAAACACTATGACCTGGGTCAACAACCATGTATCTTGCCCAGTCTGGAGGAGGCTTTCCATCACTTTCTGTGAGAACCTTCTGGGCTGCGTTGCGTGGTTCATCAAACCTGATAGAACCATGCAAATCCTTAGTAAACGTAGGATACATAAGCACACTATCCGTGACCATCTCGCCTAATGCACGCTTACGGTATTCGTCATCTCCCTTGGCTTTCCATCTCTTTATGTTCTCTTGCTTAACCTGCTCTGGCATAAAAGGGTTATCAAATATCGTAGCCCTTATTACCATAGTCGAAGGATTAGCCATGCTCTTCTCGTCTTCGGCACGCTCGGTTAGATTGATAAGTGCGTCGTTCTTTGCGTGTGGGAGGGCAGACCATCGTAGCTTTCCATCTCGCATGGAGAGCCTAGCTATCATTTCGTCGTACCATTCTGGCTTTTCGAGGTCTTCATCAATATGAACTAGGTCTGCTTGAAAACCCTGTGCAGGGTCACCCTTAGAACCCATCGCATAGATCGTCCAGCCATTAGTAAGTTCACATATCTCAAACACATGCTGAGCACGCTTCTTCCACGCAAACTTCTTAATAAACCGCTCTGGAATCAAAGGGGGTGCTGGCTGAGCATATTCCTTTCTAGCCCAGTCGCTTTCATTCCACGGCTTCCAAGAACGCCAAAGCCCTGTTTCCTCATCTTTGATTATCTTAAAGGCACCTTTACGGAACAGATACTTATGTATTGTTCGTCCAATGTGACCTTCATCCATACCTAAACAGACAAGCACCCCGTTTTCCTTGGGATACTTATTATATGGGTCCTGACCGGTTACTGCTCTGGCATCTTCTGCAAATGCAACTAGAGATTTACCTACTTGGTTTCCGGCTTGTATAAGAACTTCTTTTGCATTTGACTGATGGAACCTCTCTTGAAATGGCAGCGGTTCATATAGACGAAGAGCCTCCGAGCGACGCTTAGACCTTTCGGCAACCATCTCCCGCATCTCTTTGATTTCATGGTCAGTTGCCTGTTCGTTATATACGGATGGCACTGACTTTGGCTCATTCGGAAGTTCCGTCATCTTCCTCCCTAGGGTCTATTAGTAATATTGTTCTAGCTGTTCGTGCAATTTCTAGGTCTAGTTCCTCGTCTGTAATTTCTTCTAGGCTCTTCTTAGCTGCGCCAGACTTGGATACCTCAATGTTCAACTTGAGCATATCTCCTAGTATACGTGTTCGTCCTGCACTACCAGGTGTAGTGGACAAAT